ACATGATACGCTGATCCTTGAGTTATCTGAATTTGATACTGTGCAGATCTAAAGACACTTGCACTAAAAGTATCTATGTTAGATTCTGATGTTGTAGTGGTGGTTGCTGTTGCAGCATCAAGTTTTATTATTGTTGTTTGACTACCGGCACCAATCTCTAAACCACTTCTAGCAGTAGCAATACCAATAGAATCAACATAAGTTACATCATCATAAGTTATTGTTCCCCCAACACTTAGATTTCCGGTAAGAGTAAGACTAACACCAGTTGCACCCTCTGCTAATGATGTAGCTTCTCCGCTACCAGAGAGTGCTGTGCTTGCAATTCCAACCCATTGAGATCCATTGTAAATTAAAAGTTTATCTGTGCCTATTCCGGCATCAAAACTTACATCATCAAGGTCTTTGATAAATCCAGCACCACCGCCACCGATGGTATATAATTGCTGCTGAATTCTATTGATGAATAACTTGTAGTGCTTTGCTAGATCTTCATGTGTAGCAAAGTTTTGATCCGTTGGAGTTAAAGGATCAATGTTAGACTCACTAGGATCAGGTTGAACAGGTCTATTGTTTATCTCTTCTTTTAAGACCTCTTGTTTACCTCTAATCTCTTCAACTATGACTTTTAAAGATTTAAGTCCGTCTTTAAATTCATCCCTTACATCACTAATCTGCTCATCATAATATTTTACTTCAGGCAACTCTGAAATCTCTTTCTTCAGATCATTAAAATATCCAAGAAGCAGTTCATCAGTTTTTATACTTTCTTTGTTTACTTCTTTAAGATCTTTTTTAAGTGTCTGTTTAAGAAGATTATACTCACCAAGAATTTGCTTCTTTAATTTTCTATCATCATCTTTAAACTCTTTGTGATGACCCCACATACGCATTGAGGTCTCTTTGATTTCTTTCCAAATCTTTTCTTTCTCTGTATCAAACCTAGTATTGATACTCTCTCTTAGGTCATTAAACTCAGTTCTAGTTTCAAATTCTTTCTTATCAAAGTGCTCTTCAATTCTATCCAGGTCATATTCAACCTTACCTCTCAGTCCCTCAACAGCATCATGGACTTTGACAAAATCATCATCAATGACACTAAAAGTTTTTCCAATCCAAGAGAAATCAGGGACTTCATTTACCTCATTGACCCACTTAGGGAATGTAGGAATTTGATCTCGTACTTCTTGAACTGATATTCTAAGAGACTGAATATCTTCCTCATAATATTTTGGTTCAGGGAGTTCATTAATGTTTTGATTTACCCGATCAAGGCGAAGTTCTAATTTTTCAATCTGCTCATCATAATATTTTATTTCAGGTATATCTGCAGCATTGTTATCTACTACTTCTTTTAAAGTATCAATCTGCTCACAGATTTCCTCTATTTCTGCTTCATAATATCTAACTTCAGGTATATCTTCTCTTACCTGGTTTATCTGCTCTGTTAGACTTTCTAATTCTTTATCGTAATACTTTATTTCTGGAATGTCTGGGATGTCCTTCCTGACATCGTTGATCAGACGAATTAATTCTGGAAATGGTGGAATTATGTCCTTTACTTCTGCAAACGTATTACCATCAACATCTTCTATGGTTTGAGTTGCTTCCTCTATCCTGCGAAAATCATCTTCTTCTTCCTCTTTCGCAATAAAATCTTCGACAGAAGGTAATTCTGTATTTACTTCTTCTGTTATATAATCTTCAACTGACGGTAGACTTTCTATATCTACAATGTAATCGTCAATAGAAGGCAAGTCTTCTCTAGACATTTTATTAGTAATCTTAGTACTTTGGGATTTCTCTCCCCAGATTATTTATTGTCCTTTTGACTTTCACTCTTTAATAACTTTGCCAAATCTGCGGTAGACCCTACAAACAATGCATTGGTAACATTTGTAGGTCCTTTAGCAGATTCTTCATTAACGTCCTTAAGTTCTTTCTGCAACTTCATTAACTTGTCAGTTGCATCAGCGACATTCTTAATCAACTGACCAGCAACTTCATATGCTCTTGGCATTTCACTTTCTTGTGCCAATTCTAAAATACCATTAAGTGCTTCTTGTCCTTTTTCAATAATACTGTAAAGATTGCCACGAGTATATTCATAGTCTTTCTTTACATCATCTACAGACTCTCTTACCTTTTCAATTTTTTCTTTAACAATTTCAGGTTGAACAACATCACTTGTCACATTAAACTCATTATTTAATTCATCAAATTGTTTTGTCATTTTCATTCTATCGTACCATCAAATCCAAAGTCATCTCCAAACTGAACTAACGCATTATCTGCTGCAGTTATAGCTCTAATCGGAGCACCATTCAAGTGAGAAACGGCATCTGTACCATCTTTTCCTCTATCGATGGTAAGTTTATTACCCGAAACCGCTCTTACATAAACTTGCTCTCCCTCTATATCTAAGTAAGAACTGGATGTAATTGTTGTTCCATCTACAACCTCTGCAACAATAGAGTCTGCAGTTAAATCTGTACTAAGATTAGTTGTAATTGTTCCTGTATAACTTTTAATTGCTCTAGGTTTAGCAGTATATGAAAGATCCCTTGTTGCATCACTAGGATCATTTCCTGCAAGATAACTAACTCTAACCGACCTGACAATATCTGAAGATGCCCTGGATACTGGTCCAAACAGATAAGTTTTTGCTGTAAATCTGAAGTTATAAAGAAGAACTCTTCTAGTAGAAAAATCACCTTCATAATCATCTTGCATGGTAATATTTTCCAATACAATTGGAATATCTCTATTCTCAATTACACCTTCTGTAAGATTTACAGAAAGATTATATGCTGGTTGAAAATATGGTAAAATTTGTTCTACAATCTGCAAAGCATCGTCGTTCAACTTAGTCATAACACTCAATTCAAATGCCATGTTATATGGAACTGGCATATATGCTTTCTTTTCTACCGACCCATCTTTAGAGTCTTTTAAAGTAAATTGTTGTGTAGTGGATACCTTTCTACTAGGATCATAAGTCAACCCAGTAAACTCAAATGACATTCTTGGCAATGTCATTGCTGTTGCTTTATTTAAATCTTCCTGCTGCTCTAATCTTGCTAAAAACTTTTGAGTTGGTCCATATGCAAGAGGAACTTTTGTGGTGCTTGCAATACTTCCATCAGGATTTTTTTGCTGAATAACAATACCGTTAAACAACGTTCCAAATGATATAATTGTTTTTCTCAGGATTTCGTGATAAAAGTACTCAAACATTTTTAGATACCTTGTATACTGTATTTATGGAATACCAAAAGGATTCTGTTCGGAGAAGTCTAAAATAGCATCTGCTGCCTTTTCAATCGCTTTATTGTCGGCAAAGTAGTCATCAACTGGATCTCTATTTGAATCACTATTGTCAGAATCAAGTCTTCCAACAACTCTTAATACATTTGTTGCCCCAGAGTTTGAACCCGTCACAGTTTCATTGGTAACAAAAGTTCCTGCGACATTTCCTAGTTCTAAAATATTATTATCAACATCCCATACTCGCACTCTTCCTGTTGCGCCAGACACAGACCCTGTTACAACTTCATTAAATTCAAAATTGCCACTAGACAATAAGTATGGTGGATTTGAAATTGAAACAGATATGACTGTGGTCCCTGTTCCAATTACATACTTTGCACCAGCGTCTGTAATTCTTATACTTTCTATAGAACCAGAAGAATCTAGTACAGCAACACCTCTTGCCGTATGTACACCAACAACTTCCTCATGATAGTTTTTAATACTAACATCATTTTCAATAGTTATTTCTGGTGGAGTTAAGTAACCACCACCACCATACGTTAACGTAATACCAGTTACAATTCCACATCTATCAATTCCAAATTCAAACGATGAAGTTGCAATACCAACATTTGTTGCAGCATTTGACATTACAATATTATCTGTCCCTATCCCAGAAACAAAAGTATTTTCTGGGATAAAATTATACCATTTATCATAATCATTTACTAAACGAACTCTATCTCCAACAATAATATTCGTTGTTCCTATTCCTGTAATTACCGTAGATCCAATACCAATTGTTCCTGTAGTCTTTATAGAGTTAAATCTAATTGTAGCAATACCAGTCGCTCTAAACGGAGTATTAGTACCTCCAGAAGCAATGGAAGCAGTCGCAGTAGTTCCAGGAGCATATCCAAAACCACTACTACCTATTGATATTGATTGAATAGTTCCAACACCAGAGAGAATAGCAGTTGCACTCGCTCCCACTGCCGCTGTAATGCCACTAAAACTTATTCCAGGTGCTTGTGTGTATCCTGCGCCAATCGTCGCTCCTGTGCCCGCTGACCATGGATCATTAGCATCAAAGGAAACCGCAGTAACAATACCCGTAATAGGATGAATCGTTGCAACACCAACAGCATTTTGCGTTGGAATTGTATGGAAACCAGATGTTGTAATTGCAACTGTTGGTGCAACCCTATATGCTCTACCTGTGGTGCTAAATGCAATAGATGATGGGTTAATTGATTCGCCAACAATACTTATGGTTGCTGCAGCCAAACTTACAACTGGACCTGATATTGAAATTGTTGGGGCCTCTGCATAATAAGAACCTGCGGTTGCAATAGCAATGTTTGCCACTGTTCCACCTGTAGTGGCATAGTCTCCCATTGTTACCGTTGCTGTTGCAACAGTTTGTGGAACATCAGGTAAAGCAAATACTACGCTTGGTGCTGTCTTATAATATGCTCCACCAGTAGTTCCTCCTGGGAAAAGATAATTTGATGCTCCAGCACTTATCTGAACACTAGCAACACTTACACCAAGTGCGACCATAGGTGTATCTAAAGTTGATGTAGCAGCTGCACCAACATGAATTGGTGTTGAGAATGTAACAGTTGGTGCAGTTGAAAAACCAGATCCACCATCAGATACGGTAACAATACCTACAGTTCTAAATCCATCAATTGCTGATGCTGCTGCACCACTTCCATATCCACCAACAAATTTAATTAATGGAGTTGTAGTATATCCACTTCCTGGATTTGTCAAATCAATTGCTTGAACGGATCCTGCATTTTTATTAGCACTATCATTACATACAACAATTCCATATATCATGGAGGCAATGCCTACTGCTGTTACCCCACCTGATGGAGCAGAAGATATGCCAATAGTTGGTACTTTTGTATATCCTGATCCTCTGTTTGTAATCTTAATTGATCTAAGAGAACCAGACTCAATAAACGTTGTTACTGCATCTGCTGTATTTCCTACACCAACAACAGTAAGAGATTGAATGACACCAAGACTTGTTAACTGATTAGTATCAGCGCTGATACCACTCAATTCATCTCCTACCAATTCATCATCAATTTCTTCAATACCAGTATCAATTATTTCATTACCATAACGGAAGAGTTCGCACTTCAGAGTATAAACATAATTTTTTTGTAGTTGATAGAATGGTTTTTCATGTTCTACATACTTAATTTCAAACAAACGATCCCCAAGAGGAAAATAAATTAAATCTCCTTCTTTTGGTCTTGATGATAACTTAACATCACTCTCATTTTTCATTAATGGAGCAATATAATTTTCAAATCTTTCTTGCGAAATAACTAATGATACTTCATTAGTTTGTTGAATACCAAATTTTGATAATAATGTTGGATTTTCATCATACCCTTCATAGGTATCAACGTATGCTTCTATTGGATATGAATCGTCAAATTTTGAATTAACAACTTCTCTTAAAATAGTCTTTTCATTTACATACTTTCTTGGTATGTAATAAATTTCTATGCCATATATTTTTAACTGCTCATTGATTAAGTCCTGGACAAGACTCTGCTCTCCTGAGGAACCCTGTTGAAAAAACGGATTTAACATATCTATTATCCAATCATATCGAGAGGAGGAAGTTCATAAGTGTTGGACATTTGCTCTTGTATCTTTTCCAACTCTTTTTCGGCATCATCGTAAATTTGACGACCATTTAATTCAACTCCGCCAGGTAGTTTGACACCATTAAACTTAATTAAATTCTGTCCCCACTGACGTTTGATTAACGCAGTAAGATATTTTTTTACAAAGAAATCATTATATACTCTTGGATAATCATTTGGATCTAAAAGTCTGTAGCAATCAATAATTAAATAATCATCTTTAGTTACACTTCCCCAATCAATATCCAAATATAAACGATCTTGTCTTTGATTAAATCTTATTTGCTTTTCTGTATTCAATGCAAAATCTAAATCTTCAAGATATCTTTTTGTCATTGCATAGGTTAAAATTTCAGTCGATCCCCAATAGTAAATATCGTTCAGGAACAACTGATATTTAACACTGAACATATTATTTGTTACAGTGTTAGAACCATCAAATCTAAAAATTTTGTTTATACCAATAACTTCTGGAGGAACTTGTAAATAATTACTATTCTCTTCAAAAGAAAAACTTGTAGAAGATCCTGCAATTGTAGCAGAAGCAGTAGTAGTGACAATCCCTATGGGATTAGTTGCACCTCTACCTCTACCTCTATCAATATCGTCTTGTGTAATTTTATATTTTAAATATGTTCCAACAACACCATCATAATGTCTCTCATGAAAATATTGTAAGGCATCATCAACTAGATCGTCTATCTGTTCATCAGCAACGTTAATTTCAAGCACTGGAGCTCCCAGTTGCCTTTTGCAATAATTGATTAAATCTGATCTACTTGCTGGATGTGCCATATATTAACAAGTTTCCTAAATGTATTTAGGTTTAAGAAGAGATGGTGTTATAGACCTGGGCATTTCCACGCACTAAAGGCCATGTTGTTGATCCTGCCGTCACTAAAACATCATAAACATACCTACCTTCAGTCAATGAAGTGGTTTGTGCGTCAGTTAAAGAAAGTTTTAATTTTCCACCAGCGGCACTAGTAATACCGACAGTAAATGCAACTGATGCACCTAAAGTAGCACCTACAGCAACACTTTTTGATAAAGCACTCGCACCACTGTAACCAGTTAGATCAAAAGAACTATTATTAGGAGATTTAATTGTAAAAGTAGTAGAAAAATCTGTTCCACCATAGATCGCTAAATTTGCGCCATAAGGAATTCCAGATTCTAAATCAAAAGTGATTGTTTTATTTGCCATCTGATATTCCTATTAACTGCATTGTTTCTTGCTGTTTATAATAAAGTTTGCAAAACGCCTTTGCAATATTACGAAGTTCTTCACGATCATCACAACTATCTATTTCATTTGCTAATTGGTTATAAGCAAAACTTTTAGAAAGATTTTTAAGTTCAATTTGTTCAGGATCCATTTGTTAAACTCCGTAGTAACGACTTAATTTCATTTAGATCATCTTTTATACATGATAACTCATCTTCAAGATCTTTCACTTTTTGAGTTTCATTTCTCTTGATATCTCTACGAGAAATATACTCTTCATATCCATTTTTGTTTGTATTAATAATAGCGTTTGTTATAGGGTCTCTGATTAAATCAGAATGACCCTTTACCTTTAAATCTTCCATATCATGCTAAAGTTATTGTTCTCAATTCTTTTATCCTTGGAGCATATGCTTGATTGGTCGAAGTACCAATTATTTTAATGCGATAGGATTTAAAAGCAGGTAGATCATCAGCAGTAAATTCATATTCTTTAAAAGTCAAATCATTAGATAAGAATCCTTCTGATGCATTTGAAGGAGGAACTATCCTATCAGGATTTCCGTCATTTAATGAGGAGTATCCTGGGAATGCTTCAAAGATTGGTTCAAAGTTTTGATCCTCTCCAATTGCATAGAATACCCTAATATCACTATACTGGTTAATATGAGCAGATAGGAGAACCTTAATACTTGTTGCAGAACTTTCTAAAGTATTTTCGTTAGAAATATACTGGAAAGCATTTGGATCTTCATCTACTGTATTCACTCTATTATCTTCAACATAATTTGTGATCGGTTTATCAACTCTATTTGATATCAAGATTGCACTAACTCTTTGTGCATCAATAATAGGAGTTAAACGGGAATCTGCCGAATCCAAGGAAATTGTCATATTAAAGGAACGATCACCTGGCAATTGCTGTAAAACAGCACTGTTTGTTTCATTTGTTCTAGATGCAATAATTCTTGGAGAAGAAAGATAATTTGTTTCATTGATAGTTACATCAGTAAATCCTTCATTATTGAATGGAACTGGTAAATTCTGACCGGAACCATCACCAAGATTTGAACCAGAAGTTGTTCTAATTCTTGCGCTAATCGTGGTTCCTGGAACCGTTACATTTTGCACTGAAGGAACAATCGCTTCATATGGCATATTTTGCGTGGCTCTAATTTTAAATCCACCACTAGATTTTGTTTCATTAAAGTAAAGAACAGGCCAGTTAGTCCCAACACTTCTATCATTACCATTTGTAGACATGTCTACTTTTACTGTATATGAATCAAATGATATTGGATTATCAAGAGTAACATCTCCAAATTCATGAACGGTATTAATTCTTCTAAGAGAAACACCTCCAATTTCATATTTGTAAACAGGTGTTCCTACAACATAATTTTTAGCATTTGCTCCTCTAGTAATTCCACCTATCGTACCAGAAGAAGTCTCTGTGTAAGTGATTATTTCATCACCTATTCTCAAATAACCGGCAGTTGTTGTTCCTACGCCAACATTTTCAAACGTATTAAAGTTAGTAGAATCTGCAACGAAAATATTTGATGTAGAATCTGAATTATAAGGAGAAGTGAGTTTGGTAGGTATAACATCACTTTCTACGTTAGAAATTATAACACGATTATTTTCATGATACATTCCATGGTTCTTATGATCAACAGTGAAGTGTATTCCATCATTGTTACCAACTGTTCTAATTGATGTCGGTGTAACATTACCATTATTTCCATTTAATGTTACTAATGCATTGCTGCTGTTTCTAAACTGTAATGTTTTTCCAGCTCCAACTTCAAAATCACCTTGAACATTATCAAGTATAATCTCATTTGTACTAGCAAGTGAAACAACAGAGAATCTTGCATTTCTTCCAGCAGGGTTATTCCCAAGAGTAGTGATTCCAAGAACATCGCCAATTACATAACCAGAACCACCATTAACAATAGTTGCTGCAACAGCGACACCATTTGAAACACTAACATTAGCAGTTAAGTTTTGACCTGTTCCAGTAATGCTAGTAAGAGCAACACCAGTATAAGTTAAAGCAGCTGCACTTGGAGTATAACCAATTCCTGCATTAACAATCGTCATTGCACCAGTTCCCGATCCCGCAGAACCAACAAAGTTGCCAGTAGCATTTGTTTGCTGTTGAGAGAAAGTATTGCCAATTTCTAAAGCATTATTACCATGAACTGTAGTTCCTAAACCAACTCTAATTTTTTTGGAATTAAAGTTAATTGAATCTGGTTGAAGAACTGGAATCTGTCCATTACCTTCTCCAAGAATTGGATTATAAACTTCCAACGAACCACTTTGAACAAAGTCTGCACGACGTATAACAAATTTAAGATCTTCCCATTGACTTGGTTCCCAGGTAGAAGCATTCTGAGATTTAAACAGGGATCCAAGATATGGTTGGTTTGAAATAAATTCATCAGTTAAAATATCAGCTTCACCAA